TAAGCAGCCTAAGAACCTCTTCGCTTGATTCACTATCCAGGTTTCCTGTAGGCTGTGTTATATTAGTACAAAAGAAATGACCCCAGCAAGGCTACTGCCTGCCGGGGTTTTCTTCTCTTATTATCATTCTTACAGTTTTATTACACTTCTTACATTTCTGCACTGGTCTTGTTTTCGCTTCTCCAAACGGTTTGCAGTACCCCGTTTTGCACACCGGGCATATATAGTAATTATGAATTATGCAGCACCGCTTTTCTTTCACTCTTTCTGCCACGTCAATTCCTCCCCGGTATCTCGCAGGTCCTTTCTCGTCCGCTTCGTTGGATGAATTATCATGTAGCATGTCAGCCAATTCCTCTTCTTCTGACAATAAATCAGGCTCTTTTGTCTCATGGTTTTCCTCCTTCTCTTTTTATGATTATTTAGTTTTGATATAGTAATCCATATTTGTCCAACCGCCATGCGCTATAACTTTTGATATAAACCTTTTCTTTGTCTCTTGTTTCTTAAAACCATCTGTAATTTTTCCGTGTTTATATTCGCAATTGTCCTTTTGGTTTTTGTATATATATTGGAAATCTGTTGTTATTGTGAAATTTCCCCATTCGTTCTGTTTCTCTTTCAGCACCATTTCTATAAATTCTTGAACAGTGCATGTTCTATCAAGTTCCACGTCATAGCTGCTGCAAGCGTCGCCATACGGTCCACCTGTACAAACCATTTTCATTGTTCGTCCTCCCATTTTAGTTGCTTTCCGGTGTCGTTCATATATTTTTCTTTCACTGCTTCCACAACGTACCCGTTGAAAGTCAGTCCCTGTTCTTTCGCTGCTTCTTTTATTGCTGCTTTCATTCCGCGTGGCAATGAAAGTTCGGCGCGATCGTATTTCTTTTCCCGGTATTTATTTTTTGCCACTGTCGCTGCGTGCCCGCGTGGTATCGCCCATTTCTTTTCCTGTTCTTCCATTGTTCTTTCCTCCATTTCATTTTCATTATTGTACCATTCTTTTTATTTTTACGGAAGTATAAAAAATCACAATTATACTTCCGTAAATTTGTGTATTATGCCTATTGTGTTTATACTTCCGTAAGTATATAACAAAGACAGTTAAAGGAAACAAACACATGGAGGAAAATGATATGGGAAATATGTCTGATATAATTACTTGTAACAAGTGCGGCGGCTCTGGTAAATTCATTTATAAATCCGGTGTTGTCGGACATTGTTACCAGTGTAACGGTAAAGGTGCTGTGAGACGCATTGCGCACAAGTCCTTTGTAATATCCATTGTGAGTAATGATGGTGTCCGCATTGACTGGCTACACATGAACGCCAGAAGTGAAAAAGAAGCAATCAGGAAAGCCCGTGTTGTCGCTGCCCGTGGTTGTTATAAAAACCAGTTAGACACAATTACCGCAACCGAAAGCGGCATTGAATATACTTTCAAAACAATATGATGCCGCATTTGTGGTATAAACAAAATAAAGCCCGCAAGCGTAACGCCTGCGGGCTTCTCTTATTTACTGTTCAATTTTGATTGTTGTTACTGCTCTTTCAGCTGCTGCAACCTGTTCTTTTGTAGCTGTCCCGACTTTTTCCCCAGCTTCATTGTAAACATTCACTGACCCATCCGGGTTTTCATCCAGCGCGCCGTCTGGCACGTTGTCCGTTGCTACTGCCACATTTCCGTTTGTCTCTACTGCTGCCGGACCGTTGTTGATGATCGTAATTGCCGGAACGGTCATTGCTTCTGTCTGCAATGTTTCTGTTGCCTGCTCCGTTTCTTTCTGTCCCGCCATCATTGCTTCATATGCAGTCTGTGCAATTGCCCGCAACTGTTCTTCTGTTACTTTCAAGCCTGCTTCGTCTGCGATCTTCTTCAACTGCTCAACTACCTTGTTCATTTTTTCTTTACCACTGGCGGACTTCATAAATTCACGCGCCCATATCACGAACTGTTCCGCCCAGCCGGACAGTTCCTGTAATTTTTTAGAAACGCTTTTCGGGATATTAGGGAAAACGTATTTTCCCAGTGCAAATGCTGCTACTGCTACCGCTAACTGAATTGCTAATACAATAATGTTGTCCATGTTCTTTTCTTCCTTTCTATTTTGCCGGAACTTTCAGTGTCTGTCCCGGGTGAATGGTATCTGTTTTTAGATTGTTCAGGGCCTTAATTTCGTTATATCTTGCACCATCATTTAACAGCCTGTCTGCAATTGCCCATAAGCTGTCCCCCTGTTTTACTGTATAGGTGGTATAGCCTTTTCCCGGAATCTTGATTTTCTGCCCTACGTTGATAACATTCGGGTTTGCGATTCCGTTATAACTTGCAAGTTTCTGATATGTGGTGCCATACTTTGCTGCAATTCCAGAAAGTGTGTCGCCTGCTTTTACTGTATATACGGTTTCTCCGGTTCCAGAAGCGTTTCCGGTGTTTGTTGTTGGTTTTGTAGTTGCTGTACTTCCGTTACCTGCTTTTGCACCGGATGTAACCGCAATGGCTACGTGGTGATCGTCATTTAACAGAATGTCGCCCGCCATGATGTAATCACCGCTTGTCAGATATTTTTTATCTGTAAACAGTTTTGCGCCTGCTGCCACCAATGCTTCACGCATGTAGTAGGTTGTCAGGTAAATAGATACGTTCTGCAATGCCGGGATTCCCAGTCTGTAGCCTGCTCCTTTAATAATTGCCGCTGTGCTTGCGCTACAATCACTTTCACAAGCAATTGTGATCTGCGCCGGGTCGTAGTTGCTTGCTTTCAGGTGCTGCCAGAATGTGTATCTGTCGTTGCTGTTTCCTGCGGTTCCCTGATCGTAGCCAATCAGATTGTTTAAAGCCGCTTTCTTTGCCATGTCTGCGATCATTGCAGCAACGTTCTTGTTTTCAAAACGCAGTACGCATTTCCACGGTCTGCTATACCAGTCAATGATCTGGTACTCTGTCCCTGTCTGATCTCCTGCGCGTCCTCCGGCATATCTTCCGTTTTCGTCGTGCCCGCAGTTACTTAATTTTACTGCCATCTTATTTCCTCCTGTCTCTTTTTTAGGTGGTTGCTGCTCTGCGGTGCTGAACACTTCGGCAGCAGCCTTTTTATATGTTTCGGTTCGTCTTGTCGGGTATTTTCCCATAACCCTGTCATTCAGTGCAGCCTTATGTAAAATTGACAGTGTTACTTTCTGCATTGTACCAGCTGTTACCGCTGCTGCTTTTGCTACCCTTGTAGACGCTCCCGCGCCGCCCTGATTCTCTAAATCAGCAAAATAAATCAGTGCCTGCGGGTCTGTAAGCCCAGCGCTGATTCCATGTGTTACATAGCTTAATACATCTTTCTGTGCAAGTTCGTCTTGTGCTGTCCGTCCTGCTGGTGTCGTAAGCAAAACGGTTAATTTATTCTTTTCTGTCGCTGTTACGGTTCTTGTACTCCACTGTATAGCTGTTTTAATTTCTTTGTACAGTGCAGCTCCCAGAATGTTTTCTGCCTGCCGCTGTCCCAGTTTTGTAATGATCGTCTTTAACAGGTCAAGGGCGCGCGAACCATGCCACTGTACCTTCCCGACGCTTACGGCTCCGTTATCATTTGCATTTACGCTTCCGTAACCACCTTCATTGCCGTAAATAATAACGGCGGCTTTTGCAGCCACCGCCTTTACTGTTGCTTCTGTCATTTGCTTAACCTCCCTTACTGTGAAGACATATTGCTGAAATCAGAAAGTGTTCCGGTTATATCCGGGTTTTCCTTCTTAATCTTTAAAAGGTTTTCTGCTTTACTCTTCCAGCAGTAAAACGCCAGTGCAATTACCGATACGCCGCCTACAAACGTAAGCAGCGTGGAAATCTGGTAAAAGTCTTTTGCGATCACTACCCACACGCCAACCAGAAAAGCAATGTGGTACGTCAGTATTACAGAAAACACAATGATCTTTGTTGCCTGCAATTTGTTTTCTGGGTGTTCTTCGTTTTTCTTCTTTCTTTTCTTTCTTGCTGCCATAATCGCTCTTGAATTAATCAGCAAGAAAAGCAGCATTGCAAGTAAAAAGCCTGTCAAAATACATATCAGCCACACTTTTTGTCACCTTCCCTTTCTGCCTTTTCATCAGCAAGAAAATCATTTGTTTCTGCACAATGTAAATAAATCTGTTCCACGTATTTAAAAGCAGCATCCACGCAGCCATTTTCCAGCCCGTTTTCTTTCACGTATATTTCGTAATTGTCGTGGGCTTTAAAGAAGTTGTTGAACTCTTCTTTTGTATGCCTGCGGTGATTCATGCAGCTGTTAGCAAAATCAAGAATTTCTGCCCGCCAGCTTTCAATCTTGTGTTCCTGTAAATCCTTTTCAATTTTGTTCAACTGTTCTTTTATATCGTGGTTCATCAATGACCCCACCTGTTTTATCAGGTAGCGTACAGGTTGTATCTTGATTCCCGGTGTCAGGTCCACCACTATTCCCACTGCTGCCAGCCACGCAAGAACTGTTCTGCATACTTCCCAGATTTCCGTTATCTTCATTTACTTTCAATGCCTCCTTCGCATACATTTCATTTAAACTTTTACGCAGACCATAGCTGTTGAAGTGTTTCAGTATTCCCCGGTATGAAGCAACGCTTCTGTCAAGTGTTTCTTTGTCGATCTCCCCGACTTCATACGCATTAAATACATATTTCAGTCGCTTTTTCATCTTCTTTGCAGTCTTCTTTCGTAGTTTTCTGTGTGTGGACCATATGCGAAACCCTACGAACTCCACGCCCATTGTTACTGGGCGTATGCAGGTTTTCTTGTTTAACTGCAAATTCAGATGTTCTTTCAGGAAATCTTCAATGCAACGCTTCATGGTTTCCAGTTCCTTTTTATTGTTGTGCAGAATTATTACATCATCCATGTACCGTATATAGTAATGGATTCGTAGCTTATGTTTGCAGTATTGATCTAATTCGTTCAAATACAGATTCGCAAACATTTGTGAAGTCAAATTGCCTATTGGTAATCCTACGCCAAACAGCATTTCGTCAAAAGCAACGTCGCCTATATCTGCGCCCATTGGTAAACCAAATCTTGTGTCCTCACAATCAATGATCTTTGCCAGCAGGTCCAGTAACTGCTTGTCCTTGATCTGCCTTGCAAGAATGTTTTTCAGTATTTCATGGTCTATTCTGTAGAAATACTTTGATACGTCCAACTTCAAGTAATAATACTTTTCTGGTTTCCGTTCTGTCTGTCTCATCCATCCTTGCAGGCGGTCAATTGCTGCATGTGTTCCATATCCCACGCGGCAAGCATAGCTGTCTTTTATGTACTGCTTTTCTATCAGCGGGTTAAGCTGCCTGTAGATCGCATGTTGTGCAACACGGTCTTTGAATTGAAGTGACATAATAAGTCGCTTCTTTGGTTCGTAAACATAAAACATGTGGTAATGCCCGACTTCATAAAGTCCCCATATCAGGTTGTTTTGCAGGTCAAACAGATTTTCTTCTAATTTGTCTGCATACTCCATTACATCAGGACGGTACCGCTTTGATTTTATTGCTGCTTTGTAGGCTTCCAGCAGGTTTTCAAAATCATATATTTTCGGGAAAAGATTTTTAATCGTTTGCAATTTTCCCTCCTGTCAATAGTTATGTGCGCCGTACAAATCCGGCACGGGCTTTTCCTTGCCAGAACGTAACATATACATCCAGCTTTTTTGCTGGCTTTCACTGCCGTAAACCCCGGCAGTTACTAACTGTTTTTACGGCAATTCAATCTTTTTCCTACGGCTTGTGCCTTTGGAATGGAAAATAACCCCTTAAACCCATACGCACGGGATGCGCCCACGTATGGACGCAACTTCTGGCAGTTGGGGTGAAGCGGAACGCAGCGAAATGTTGTTGTTGCTGTTCGTACGCGGGTTGTTCAAGTTCAGCGCAGCAGCGCCACCGTTGCTGGTGTTGTTGAAGCTGGAACCGCGTAACGGAAGCAAGAAACGACCGACACAATTATTATGGCTATTTCCCATAGAAAAAGCGGCTTGCGCCGCTATCTCACTTTTTCTTTGTTTTCTGTGGATTCAGTGAATTGTAATAACCGCCTATCATTTTACCGATTTCATTTGCTTTCCTGCTCCATACTTCGTACTGGTGTATGCTGATACATGGTTTCTGATCTGGGAAAGAATTTTTGTCCTGTGCTATCTGTAAACATTGCCGTAACCAGTCCAGTTCTGTGTCAAGATCGCCCAGCGTCGTTTTCTTGAATGTTTTATTTTCCAGTCTTATTACTAAGTGCATAATGTCATACATTGCATTCTTTATTTGCAGTGCCAGTCCGTATCTTTCCACTTTCGGGAAATTCCGCAGTATCGGGTTACCATACTGTATCATTTCCTTGACCTTATTTTTCATCTTGAAATCGTTTTGTGTGGCGTTGTTTCTCACCTCTTCCAGCAATTGTTCTGGCTTTTCTGTTTCTTCTGTCATATTTTATCCTTTGCATTTTGTGTCATTTTTCAATAGGGATTGCTGCCGCAATCCCTATAGTGATCAGTGTGCAGTTTTCAGTTCTTCATAATAAGCGGAACGCAGCGAAATGAGGTCGTTGCTGCTCGTACGCGGGCCGTCCAAGTTCAGCGCAGCAGCGCCACCGTTGCTGGTGTAGAAGAAGCTGGAACCGCGCAACGGAAGCCTTTCGCCCTCTGTATTAACGTACTGCTGGTGTCCGCTGGAACCGTATGTGGCAGCAGTATCTTTGATGATTCCTGCTGCAACTGCAATCTGCGGAATATTTACACCTGACTGTGCAGCAAGGCTTCCGAACGGAATGTTAGGTGTTGATTTTACGCTGGTTGATGTGTTGATAACCAGTTTTTCACCCTGTACGTCGTAATGCAATGTTCCAGCAGTGCCCGGTTCAACCAGTGTTCCATCAGGCATAATTGCTTTCCATTCAGTGCTGTTTGCTCCCATGTTGCAGGTCAGTTTCATAGAATTACCATACGGGATGATCTGAATTTCACCATCAACGATACGCAAACCAGAAACCCATTCCCATGTGTTACCGCATAAATCAGCAATGCCCGCCGGGGTCCCGTCGTGATTCCATGTTACTGGTCCTGAACCAGCTGCAGTTCTTCCGCCTTTATGTTCGCCGTCAATGTATGTGTTCATTCCGCGTTCCCATGCTTTTTCGTAGCTTGCGTCCCAGTTGGTGTTCCCGCGTTGGATAAATCCGTTTTTCATACACCATAAATTCAATGCTGCAAAAATTCCATTCTGGTTCAGGTGCCATCCCTGCCCTTTCTTACGGCAAGCAGCTACTGCCTGATCGAAATTGATATAGCATTTAGGGTCTTTTAATGCCAGTGAATACGCACGGTCATTAACAACTGTGTTAATGTACTTTGATACCCAGATGTTTTTTTCTACTCCGTCAACAATCCACCATGGCATTGTTTCCTGTGTCCCGCCTGTAATTACGTCTGAATACTTCATTTTTGGAACCAGTACCATAATTGACGGTTTCCCCAGATCATCAAAAATAACTCGGTTGTTTCCTCCAAAAGAAGCTACTGCCATTGCAAGATCATCAAAATTACTCATTTGTGTTATCCTCCAATCCCCATAAAATCAGCGTGCATAATGACATGTCAAACGGTAACGGCACCGGAACTTCTCTTACTTCTCCTTCTTCGTTGTTCTCGATCACGTCATAGCGTCTTGCCGGAATGACAATCTGTGCTGCGTACTTCTGCGCGCGTCCTCCGGTTCCAATTACCACGCCGTCTTCATCATCAATACAAATATCCAGTGTTACTTCATAATCTCTTTCACGGGATGAAAGTTTTACTGTCAGTTCGTCATTGAATGTGATTTTTTCTTTTGTCAGTTCATATTCAATATGATTTCCCGGTGTCTTCTCAACTACATTGATTGTAACTGCTGCCATTATCTGTGTCCCTCCTGTTCAACTTCTCTGCTTCTCTGTGCGATCACTTCCGCAGCTTCCCGCTGCTCCGGTGTTCCTCTTCCGCTTACGCCAAAAGAACGCAGTACCCCGGCTTCATGCTCTCGTCTTTCGTCAGACTTGATGATTACATTTGCCATTAGTAGAAACCTCCTTTTACATAAATTTTCAGTGTTACTGTTTTTGCGCTTCCGGTATGTTCTACCTTGAAACCATTTAACAGTTTTTCTGATACGATAATGTCACCTGCGAAACCGTCTTTTTCTTCCTGTACTTCTGCTGTTACAGTGTAGTTTAAGTGGTTCCGCTGTGTTGACAGTGAAACAGTTTTCTTTGAATTATTAAACGGGTATTCCTGCCCGTTTGTTAAAGTGACTGTCATTGTCTCGCCTGCCATGTCCGCTATCTGCTGCCGCATGTGAATAGCATTTACTGCCATTAACGCTGCTGTTTCTCCTGCGTTTGAAATGCCATCTTCCATGTGATTAAAATTGTCTGCGTCCTGCGGTGTTCCCTGCTGAATTACTTTTCCTTCAACGGGTGTGTGTGTTACGGTTCCGTCAGAATTTGTTGTTTCTTTGTATCTGTCTTCATATTCCGTAACATGATTTAACCAGTGCTGCCATGAATACATCTTTTACACCTCCTGTTCTGTAATTTTGAAAACAAAACGATAAAGAACGCCAGACTGTGCGCTTGTCGTTTTGATATTCACGGCTTTTTCAGCCCACAATTTCTGATCTGTATTGAAAAGCTGCACGCTGGTTATTGTTGCATTTCCACTTTGCGGTGCTATATTCAAATACACTGCATAGCTTCCGTCAGACATGTATTCCCGTTTATGGATTTCTTTTTTTACAGTGCTACCGTTTATCGTCACTTTCGCATATGCAATTATGTCATTCAGAAAATGGGAAAAGTCCTGAAATGCTGCGTCCTTTAACATACAAGTTCACCCCCTTTACAGTTTCCTTTTGCTGCCGCATAAACGGCTTTTATATGCAAATCCGGCAGCGTCAATGACTGTCTGCACTGCGTCGCCGTCTGTTGCCCCTCTTGTGCTTCTCTGTGGCGTTTCTCCTGCCTTTTTCTGACCTGTAGCGTATGTTTTATAGCTGAACGCCTTAAACTCCGTTTCTGCGGCAATCTGGCTTTCCTGCTCCCTAAATAATGTGCTACGTTCTGGTTTTGTTCCTGCAAGTGTCGCCGTGTACAGAAATGCTTCTGCTTTTGTTCCGGCAGTAATAAGACTGGCAGCTTGTCCGCCCCGTGTCCTTCTTACCGGGTGTGTACCTGCTGCCAGTCTTCCTGTCACTGGTGCGCTATATTCTGCGTAATCTGCATGTGTTAAGATTCTGCATGATATAACACATTGAAATATTGTTTCATCTAATTTTGCAGAAAGCCTTTTTTGCTTTCTTATCATGTGTTCTATGGTTTGGTTATCTGCCTGCACTTCACTTTTCGTTACGTCGCATACTACGCGGAAATGAAATGGTTGCCCGTTGTAATCGAACCATTCTTCCACGTAGCTTCCAGCCCATACCGCCTGTAACGCCAATTCTGTTGCATGTACAGTTCCTTTTATCCGGCTTGCCTTAAAACAGTTTTTTATGATGCTTCTTTTTGTTTCTACCGGGTATGTATAGTCGTACAGGTCTGCGTTGAAATCATACGCCAGAACATCCAGAACCTTTTCCGGCAGTTCGTCTATCCTTTCATAGATCATGGCGTTTTTCATTTCGTCGTTGACTTCTTCCAGTTCTACTGCTGCAATCGCTCCAAGCGCAACCATTTTGGGGTCATAACATAGTGCATCTGGAAAGTTGTCTGTGAAATCCATTTCGTATATGGTTTTACTCATTTTCCACCCCTTCATACTTCACTGTAGAACTTTTCACCTTTGCTGCCTGTGTGTCTGTCAATACTACAAATTCCGGTGAACGTATTACCACCCTTTTTGCTCCTGCTTCCATTACCAGTGCTTGCAGTTTTGACGGGTTTATATCCCTTCCTATTTTCCCGGTCTGCCATTCTTTGTAACTTTCCACCGCCGCTGTCACTGCGTCCTGAATTTCCTTTGTGCTGCTTGCCTGTGGCGGTTGTATTACCCAGTATGACAGATCAATGTCAAGGTCTATTGTATCTGGTTGTGAAACTATAACTTTATCTGTAAGCGGTCTGACCGTTTTTGCAGACAGTTTGTTTTGAATATCCTTTATCAGTGCATCCGGTGCCGTTGTATTGCTTTTCAGTAAAATACGAACGTCCACCACGCCAGCTTCCGTGCTTGTTGCTGTCGCGTCTACAACTGCACTGCTTGCGGTTTGTGCGTGGTATATATAGCTTTCTTCCGGTCCTGCGGTTGAATAGGCTTTTGAAGCATTCCGGCGGCGCTCGTAAAATGCTGCGTCTGTTTCGTCTTCTGCTCCGCCCTGCGTTGTTTCTGTATTCTCTGCGTGATCGTAATAGTCGTATGGGTCAATGATAATATTGATCTGACCGGGCTTATAATCGTTTCCGATCTCTCCCGCAGTCTCGCATACTGCTTCCACGTCCCCGTATGTCTGACCTGCTTTTATCATTATTGTTTCTGTCGTCGCAAACATCAGGTCCCCGTCTGGTGTTATTCTTGTCCCTGCCGGAATTTCAATATTGACCTGTTGTGCTTCTGAAAGATAAAAGCGGAACATTGCGCGGGCATAATCGCTTTTCAGTCTCTGTTCGTCCCAAAACAGTTCTGAAAGACTGTCTAAATATTCCCCGCGTGCATATCGTGGAACATTGCTCTTTGCGCTGTCATTGATTATGACGCGCTGCTGTACGATAACTTGTGCAATCCACATAATAAATAAACGCACCGGACTTCCGGGGGCTACAGATTCGTTCATAATTTCTTCGTACATATTAAGCAGTTCTGTTTCTATAGTTTCCACATTTGTTTCCACAAAATCTATTTCCTGATAATCACTCAATCTCTGTCACCCCTTCCAACACAACTGTTATCAGTATGTCGTTTAGTTCGTCCGATTCTTCGTTTTCTTCTACCCTGATTTCTCCAAGAATCGCCCGCGGTTCATAGTCGCTGATCTGTTGAAATACATCTGATACAATCATGTTTTTTACAACTGGCATGGGTCTTCCTTCTGTTTCTCTATTTCTTCCGAACCCCCGCATATATGGTATAGTTCCTTTTATGGTTGCCAGTATTGTTGCAATATTCTGTATAACATCTTCAATAACTGTTGCTGGTGACAGGTCTATGTCTTCCAGCAATGAACCGTCGCTTGTGATTAAAACCTGTTCCATTTCTCTTACCTCTTTGGATATTCGATAATCTTTATTTTTGTAGTAAGTTCCAAAAGGTTTCCTGTATTGTCAAACCTTTTCAATGTTATTGCCTGACTTTGAATAAGCCACTTGTACGAACCATACACTTTCCCGCCCAGTGTCAGGACTGCTGCCGTTCCGTTTTCCTGCATCTTCTTCGCCACTGCAAATTGTTTTAAAGGATTCGTACCAAGAAATACAGAAAACGTTATTTCAAAGTCCATTGTGTCTGGTTCCATTCCCAAAAACTCTGTCAAGTCTCGTCTTCCGATTCTGTCATGTGTTGCAATACTTGCTGTCTTATTCCATGACATATCTTCAAACGTCTTGATCGTGTTTCTTGACACTGTAAATGTTAAATCGCCCAGTGTACCGATTTTGCCCGCTTTTGGCACATATGGTTTTTTCACTGGTGCTGGTGTTGTCTTATTTGTGGTTGTCGGCTTTTTTGTTGTGTTGTTTGAAGTCGTCGGCTTTTTTGTTGTCTTTGAATTTTTCGCCGCCGCTTTTGGCACTTTCAGTTTTTGTCCTGTTTTTATTTTTGTAGTTTTCAGGTTATTTAGTTTTTTTAGGTTAGCTGTCGTTGTTTTGTATTTTTTCGCAATCTTCGCAAGTGTGTCACCTTTCTTGACTGTATATGTGCTGGTTTTGCTTTTGGTCTTCTTTGCAGCTTTTGCCTTTGCTTTCTGTGTTTTGGCATTTGTCTTCTTTGTTGCCACTGCTACAACCTCCCTAAAATATACCCGTCTCCGTCCCCATACGGAACAAACAGGCATAAAACAATATCATTTATATCTGGTGTCCATTTTCTACGTCGGTACACTATCGGCAGATCATCAGAAATCATGTTGTCGTATTCTTCAAATCTCACCCGTGCTGTATCTCCTGTTACTTTTATTACGGTTCCAATACGCACCAGATTTTCAATTTCTCCAACGTCTTCGTCATAATCTTTTGCCATGTTTCTTCCTTTCCGGCGTTATGCCTGTGACAGTTCCAGCGTGGTTGTGTAACCGCCTGAAATTTTATGTGTTGCTTTATCTATCATGTACTTTCCATTGAATGTCTGGAAGCCTTGTAATGTGATCGTGTTGCCTGCAACCAAATTCACGGACCCCGCAAGGGTCATAGTTCCTGTAAACTGCTGCGCGTTTGCCTTTGTTATGCTGGCTTTTGCCAGTGCCTTTGCTTCCGTCAGTGTGTTTACTTTTTTCTTTACGGAAAGTGTTTTTCCGTCCGTTTTAGTTCCCGGAAGTTTGTATGTATAGCGTTTATATGATTTTCCGTTTTTATATGACACTGTACATTTTGTATATACTTTATCTTTCAGACTGCTTTTTAAACTGTAGTCAAGCAAGTTCTGATCTCCGGGCTTTATAGTTTTTATTGCATCTTTTTTTCCGTACTCTTTTGCGTCAAAAATAACTATGATCTTTGCTGCCATTTTCAAAGACAGTCCCTGTGCTTTGCATAGTGCTTCCAAGAACTTAATATTTGTTTTCTTTGCCTGTTCCTTTCTCTTAAAGAATGGGTTTACAGTAGCTTCATACATAAGCCTGCATTTTTCTTCTTTTGCTATCTTTGCTGCAACATCTTTCAATCTTACGTTTCGCCATGCACGGGAACGTTTTTTCTGGCTTCCAGCATTGTTGTATGATATTGCCGCAGCTTTCATTGTTACTTTTGCTGGCGGTCCTGCCAGTGTTACTGTATCTATATCAAATACACCACAATTCAAAACTGCATCTTTTCCGGTATCCTCCCAGTTTTCCTGTACTATTACTGCTTTTACCGTTTTCTTTCCGGTACTTTTCCCGGTTGTTGTTTTGGTTGTAGTGGTTGTTTTCTTTATTTTCAGTACCTGTCCCACTCTAATTAGTGTGGGTTTTTTCAGCTTATTCAGTTTTGCTATTTCTGTATATTTGCTTTCACTTCCAAGCTGTGCTTTTGCAATACTTTTTATGGTATCGCCTTTCTTTACTTTGTAGCTAATTGTCTTTGTTGTTGAAACTTTTTTTGTTACTGTTGGATATATTTCTATCCAGTTCCCTAGCCATTTCTTTTCCCGATCATCAAACACAATCTGTAAATCATCAGAATTTTTTTCTTTACTGTCTGTATATGTAACGGATTGTACATGTTTGTTAATATCGTCCGGGGCTTTCATATTGCCGCTGACATATAACTGTACTTTTGTTCTTCGTGCTGTATTTTTGTCTGACACGGCTTTCCCCTCCTACTCTTCTTCGTCTGCTTCTTCGTCGTAATCAACCAATTTCCACGGTGGCAAGCCGCTGTCAATGGTCCTTTCGTTTTCATCCTCTGCCGGGATGATTAATTCTATCCCGGCAGAAAATACGGCAATGTGTGCGTACTCAATATTTGCTTTTATAAGCAGGTCTGTATTGTACACGTCTTCCATTGTCTTGTACGCTATCATGTCCCATGTGTCCCCAGATTCCGTTGTGTAGGTTTTAATCGTAGACTGTTCTGTCATTGTCGTCGTCCCTTTCTCTGATCTCCCGGAAAATCCGTCTTATCAAGGATTCGTTGTTTTCTTCCAGTTTCTGTTCCAGATCGCCCGGTTTATCTCCGTTTACTACAACCGTAGGGCTATTTGTTACATGAATATTGTTTACAGTTTCTTTTTGTCCGTTTCCGCTGCTGTTTACCTGCGGTGCTTCTACTGTTTGTGCCTGCTGTCCGCCGTAATATGCGTAAGCAGTTTTCATGTTTCCTACTTCTTCACTGTTCTGTAACAGTTTTCTTACAGAAGACATTTTTTCAACAAATGTGTCCCCCACAATCTGTTTCATGTTCTTCCATAACTCCGCCAGTGGTGTTACTGCTTCTGCCCCCGCTTCTCCGCCTACTTTTGCGTGGTTTCCTTGCAGGTCAAACAGTGTCGGTCCGTTTAAAATACCGCCGTTTTTGTAGTAAGAAACAGAAATCGACGGCACCTGCGGTGGATTAAGTGACAGTGTACCCGACACGCTAAAGTGTGGTACCGCTACATGTGGCAATGATAAATGAATACCAGCAAACATACCCTGTATAGCTGCCAGTCCAGATGCTACAGAACTTCTGGCATTTGCCATAGCACTTGAAAAAGCGGAAGTAATACCAGCTGCGGTGCTTGCTGCGCTGCTTCTAATTGCTCCGCCGGATGCTATGAAAGCTGCGTTTATAGCTGCAAGTCCTGCCGTCACAACTGCCATTGTGGTTGCCATTGCTGCTGTTGTGGTAGCTGTAACCGTTGTTCCGGTTAATGTTACCGTTGCAACTATTGCCACGCCGGATGCCGTGAACTTTGTTTGCAGTTGCGTTAATGCTGTCTGTATTCTGGTTGATGCAGCCTGTATTCTGGTTGCCATCTGATTTACGCCAGTTACTGTTGTTGTAAATGATGTTCTGATATTTTGCAGTGATGTGTTTGCGGATGTTTCCATTCCGCTTGCGCTGGTTTCAACTGCCTGCTGCGCGGCGTTCCATGACTGTTGTGTGTTCTGCGCTGCCTGTTCAAAATTGCTGCTTACGTCTGTATTGACGTTTCCTGAACTATCAGAACTCTTTCCGGTGATCGCGTCCCAGATTCCCCCGAAAAAGTCTTTCACGCCTTCCCATGCAGATTTCACTGCGTCTGCTGCTCCGCTTGCTGCTGTTTTCAGTGCTTCCCAGCCTGCATCCAGCAGACTTCCTAAACCGTCGCCAATTCCTGAAATTGTTGTTTTCAGTGCTTCAAATCCGCCGCTTACAGCTTCCGGCAGCGCATTTACTGCGGTTGTTGCTGCTGTTTTCAGTGCTTCCCAACCTGTGTCCAGTAATGTTCCCAGACCTCCGGCTACTGTGGTAATTCCACTTTTCAGCAGTTCAAATCCGCCGCTTACGGCTCCCGGCAGCGCATTTACTGCGGTTGTTGCTGCGCTTGACAGTGCCTGCCAGCCTGCATCCAGCAGACTTCCAATGGCTCCGCCTACAGCTGATATTCCGCTTTTTAACAGTTCAAATCCGCCGCTTACGGCTCCCGGCAGCGCATTTACTGCGGTTGTTGCTGCGCTTGACAGTGCCTGCCAGCCTGCATCCAGCAGGCTTCCAATGGCTCCGCCTACGGCAGATATTCCGCTTTTCAGCAATTCCCATCCGCCGCTAAGTAATCCGGGTATTGCGTTTACTGCTGCTACCGCTGCGCTTTTCAACAGTTCCCAGCCTGCGTCCAGTAGCGTTCCAAGTACGGAACCCACGGCAGAAATAGCACTTTTGAATAACTCCCATGCACCACTAAGCAAGCCCGGTAATGCGTTTACTGCTGCCACCGCTGCGCTTTTCAGCAGTTCCCAACCTGTGTCTAACAGTGGTCCTATTGCTGAACCTACGGCAGATATTCCGCTTTTTAGCAGTTCCCAGCCGCTGCTTAACAGTCCCGGCAACGCCTGTACTGCGGCTACGGCAGCGTTCTTTAACCACTCCCAGCCTGCATCCAGTAACGGTCCTATTGCTGAACCTACGGCAGATATTCCGCTTTTCAGTAGTTCCCAGCCGCTGCTTAACAGTCCCGGCAATGCCTGTACTGCTGCCACGGCTCCGCTTTTCAGTAGTTCCCAGCCTTTACTTAACAGTGGCGCAAGTGCTGCGCCTACGGTTGACACCGACGTTTTCAGTAATTCCCAGCCACCGCTTAACAGTCCCGGTAACGCCTGCACTGCGCTTGTTGCAATATCTTTAATGCCGTTCCATGCGCCTTTCCAGTCGCCGTCAAGGGCTTTCAGTACAACATCAAATATTTTTGATATTGTCTGTAATGCTCCGGTTATCAGGCTTGCTACTTTTGGAAATACATTCTTTGCAACGCTCATAAATGCACTTGCTACTGGTTTTATTGCTGCCAGTATCTTTGTAAATACTCCTGCTATAATCGGTATCAGTTTTTGGAATACCTGTATAACCTGTTCTGCAATTGGTGTTACATATGTTTGTACACCGCTTGCAAATGCGGACAGTGCGTTTTTCACTTTTCCTGCCGCTGATACAAAAGTATCAAATGCCGCAACGCCTTTTTCTCCGAAAGTGTCGCTGATCTTCTGGCGTATTCCTTCCAGATTTCCGCCGCTTAATATGTTCTTTACTGCGTTTGTTACGTTCCCGATTGCTGTAACCGCTTTATCGAATACCGCAACGCCTTTTTCTCCAAATACTTTTCCTATCGCTTCCCGGATTTCTCCAAGATGATTTTTGAGTAACTGAATAACTGTAATAACCGCTGTCACTGCTCCTACTACTGGAAGAATTTTACCTGCAATTCCTGCAAGTGGCCCCAGCATTGTACTTCCCAGTTTTGCCAGCGGTCCAAGTGCCGTTTTGAACATGTTGCCTATCGGCGAAATGATCTTGCCTATTCCGCTGAATCCTGCCGTTATTATCTTTCCGATATTTCCAAGCGGTGATCTTGTTACTACTCCGCCCAGTCCAGACAGGATTCCTGATAATTTGCCCCCGATTGCTGAAAATGGTTTCAGGATTCCTGATACCATCTTTGAACCAACGCCAGAAAGACTTCCGCCTATCTTTCCGCCAATTCCTGCGAACGGTTGCATAAACGCTGAACCAACGCCACCCAGCGCGCCTTTTACGTTTCCGAAATATGACAGTATTCCTTTGCCTGCCTTTTGCAGTTTTCCCGCAAGGTTTGTTCCTTCAATTCCGGCTATCAATGATCTGCTTTTAAACAGATTCAATGCAATTTGTACGGCATTGATGCCCTTTGAAAATTCAAGGTACCCCAGTTTTCCAACCAGTGCTGCTACTTTGAGTGCTGCCAGTGCTGCTACAACTTTTGTGATTGTCTGCACAAGTTTTGGGTTTGCCTGTGCAAATTCTGTTACTTTCTGTACGACAACTGCTACTTTGTCTGCAAGTGTTCCAACTATCGGCAAGAAAGTCTGTCCAATAACAATACCTAAATTGCTGATACTGTTTTTGGCTTTTTCCATTTTGGCTTCTGTTGATGCTTCCATCTTTGCAAATGCTTCGTCTGTAGCATTTGCGCTGTCAATCATTCCCTGTACCTGATTGTTGAAACCTTCCACGCCGTCAGAAAGTAATGATACTGCGGCTTTTCCAGCTTCCGAACTGCTGAACATGTCTGCAAGGCTCTTTCCGCTTGCGGTTGCCTGATCTTGTAGAACTTGTAGCACTTCGCCTACGCTCTTTCCGCTTGCCATCAGTTCTTGAAAACTCTGCCCGGTTGATTTTTTCAGGGCTTCGCTGGCTGTGCTTCCGCTTTTTCCAAGTTCGTTTAACATACTGTTCATGTATGTTGTACTTTCTGCGCAAGCAATACCTTTAGCGGTCATTATTGCGTAACCAGCGCATAACTGTTCCAGCCCTACATTGTAGGATTTTGCAGTTGGAATAACTTTACCCATTGAACTTGATAATTCGCCTACAGTTACTTTACCTTTGTTCTGGGTCTGTATCAGCATATCTGATACGCTTGTTACTTTCTCTGCTTCCATTCCATAGGCATTCAGAATGGTTGTCAATACGTCCAGTGTTTGTGAACTCTCTGCAAATCCGGCTTTTGCCAGTTTTGTTGAACTTGATACGAAATTTACTGCGTCCCCTGTTTTCTGTCCGGCAGATATTGCGTTGTAAACATCTTCTGCGATCGTTGACGCTGCAATGCCCGTGGTGTTTGAAAGCTGCATGATCTGGCTTGACATTGTGCTTAATGGTACTTCTGTACTGTCGGCAATTGTTGAAACCTTCTGTAGTGCAGTTTCGTACTCCATTGCACTTTTTACAGGACCTGCGTAAACAGCGGCAGCAACTGCGGTGATCGTTCCCACGGTTCCTGCAAGCTGCATTTTTGTCTTTCCGATCTCTGCGTTGATCTGCTGTTGCTTCTCTCGCAGTCCCTGTAATCTGTCTTGCGACGCTTTTAGTTTTTCATATGATTTTTGTAGCTTTTCATTCGATTTTCCCAGATTGTCAGTATCTACCCCGGCAGACTGCAATTCTGTTTTTAAGCTGCTTAACTTCTGTTCTTGTTCTCCTATTTTGGCAGTGGTATTCTGTATCTGGTTTTCATTCGATTTCAGTTTGTTATTTAAGCTGTCATACTCTTTTTCTGTTGCCTGTAGTTCTGTAGATAGTCTTTCGTACTCTTCTACATCTCCGTTTGCTTTGGCGGTTTCCATTGCCTGTTCTAAGGCTTTCTTTTTCTCCGCCGTCTGCTGCAACTGCTGCTGTAATTTCTGGTGTTCTGTCTGTAGTTCTGACAGCTTCGCTTTGTTTTTATCAATAGCGCTGTTTGTTTTTGTAAAAGCGTCAATCTTTCCCTGAACGGAATTGACCTGTTTTATGCTTTGTGCAAGTTTCTTTTGGGTGTCAATCGCATTTCTGAACACTCCATTGAAGTTTCCGCCTAAAGCCGCTTTTAACTGAAACAATAATTCAAACTGTTTCTGTCCCCCTGCCAATTCGTCCCACCTCCCTTAACGCTTTTTCTCTTGCCGTTTACGTTCTCTTTCTTCCTCTGCTGTTATGGCATTTGCTGTTTTTATCCAGCGGAAGAAGCGTAATAGTGGCATTTCCATCCAATACGGGACGGGTGTGTGTGAACTCCTTGCCATTTTCCATGCCTGCTGCCTGATAAATTCAGCGGGGTTCTTAATTTTTAATAGCCCGCAGACACTAAAAAATCCCTTGCTTTGTTTTTGATCTTCATGTAATCGCCAAGTGGTAAACGGCAGATTTCGTCAGATGCAACCCCGGCGGCTCTTTCCGCAAGTCTCGCCTGAAATGCTGAATTTACTTCCGGTGCAAGTACAAACTGGTTATTCGCTGCCAGTTCTTCTTCTACGGCTTCCATATCATCACCAGTAAGGTTTTCAAAATAGAATGTCATGGTTTTATATTTCTTTCCCATGATTTCTCGCGGTTCCTTGAAAGTGTGGGTGTAATTTACAGACTGTGAAGCTGCTTTTTTCTTTTCTTCAAAAACCACAACGCCTGTTCTTTCTGCCTGCTCCATTTCTTCTGCTGCTACGGTTTCTGTAGTCTCTTCCTGTACTGTTTCAAGATTTTTGTTATCGCTCATATGTTCTATTCCTCCGTTTTTCTGCAATCAAAAACCAGCGGTGTTTCTCCGCTGGTCTGACTGCTGATCTTATTTTATTTTCCTAAAATCTTTCTAACCTCTTTCAGATAGTCCACGCCATCAATAATACAAATGAAGTTCAGTGGGTCAATCTCTGTGTTCTTTACGCCGTCGATATAAACTGCGTAATAAGATACCGCGTATTCTCCGCTGCCGTCTGCTGTTGAAGCTGGTGCAACTTTTCCAAGTGCGGTTTTCTTTGGTGTTACCTTTAAAACATGCTTTACGCCTGTAGTTTTCAGCGCACCTGCTGTAGTGTCGTGGTCCTGCTGTGCTACTCTAAGGTCGATATTGTGAACCTTCGGCGCAGCAAGTTTCATCTGGGATTTACTTACAGTTCTAAAGTTCAGTGTTAATGTCATAGCTTCCATATGACCGATAATTACACTTTCAATATTTCCTGCGATTCCTGCGCCGGAAATCTCCTGTGTTAAAAATGACAGGTCAGGCAGTGTGGCTTCTGACATTCCTAAAAACTCTGTAGCGTCTTCGTACACTGCAAAGTTAATGATTGTTTCATTCATGCTTGCCATTTGTTTTTCCTCCCTTTATGCTGCTAATAATGATGTCTGTAAATATGACACGTCATATTCCAGAACAAAATCAAGTTTCTGCAACGGTGACGGTGGCGTAAGGCTGATGTGGAATTTTGCACGTCCAGCCATCAGCGCTGTTAATGTGTTTTCTTCTTCTCTTAATTCCACGCGTCCTCCCAGAATCTTTTCTTCTGCGGTCAATCCACGCAGCCATGTATTAACTCCCTCTAAGATAGCGTCAATCAGTCTTCGTGTCAGTTTCCGGTCAAGTTTAGACCAATAAGACTGCACCACTGTTTTTCCAACCCATTTGAACATACGGGAAATGCAGTAGAAATAGTCTACCGGGTCTGTACTTGTCGGAAATGCTGCGGTGTAATTTCCCCATGAAGTAAAACTGCCTGCAAAATTAAGTGCTGTAATGACGCCGTTGTCATTCAGGTAATTTGCGCCCTGTAAATCCATGATTACTTCTGTTCCGTCTGCAAGTACGGCGCTGTCTGCCTGTAATGTTTTATTTGAAGCGCTTTCGCAAGGTGTGCCGCCGCCGTATTCGTCGGTATTGTCTACCTGCGCCATAAGACCTGCAAGCTGTGAAGAGTAATTAAAAATCTTATCCCCCAATGCTACATGTGGGAAACAAACCAGTTCGTTTGTTCTGCTGAAATTCTTTGATTTCTTCCACGCCGGAACTTCTGTGTAATATCCTACTTCCGCTGTATTAACATCCAGAATTGCATCTGCTGAAAATACTTCGTTGATGTTTTCTCCCTTTGCCGCCATAACTGCTGCAACCTCCGGGTCATGTGACCAATTCGGGCACAAAATCAGGTCTGGTGCATATGTATATTTTGGGTAAACGCTGTCGATCAAATCAAGACCTGTATGTTTGTGTGTGGATGTGCTGAAACCTCCGATAATATCATTTTTTGTAACCGCCGACGGGTCTACTTCGTCATATGTTACGGTTGTTTCGGTTGCGTTGTCCTTCAGGAACTCTACAATGCAGTTTTCATCATCATAGAACACTGCAAAATCTTCATCCACTTTCTTTCCTGTAATTTTTACAGAAGTGTCAATGGTAGAAATCGGCAGTTTGATCTGATTGTCAACTGGTGTTGCAGTTGTTGTTCCTGTCTTTTTGTGTTTTGCCGGGTCCAGTACATTTACCACGAATACCGGGGAAACCTTGTAAAGTTTGAACATTGTGTAAATCACTTCTGACAGACCATAGTTTTTCCAAGCGTCAGAATATCCCAGTGCTGTTACTGCTTCTTCCCAGTTGTTCAGCATGATAACTTCGTTTACTTTCCCGTCTACGGTGTGTACTGGCGCTGCTCCTACCGCAAATGCAATTCCTGTAGCTGCTACATTCGGTGATGACACGCTTGTAGGTGCTTTGCTAGACTGTGCGCCGTGTGTAATATTTGCCATTTTTTTATACCTCCTGTTTTAACTTTGCAGAAATAACAGACTGTAAATCTGTGTAATATTTGTTCATAATGTTTCCGGTTGTTCTCACCTTGTATTTTACATCTGCCAGTTTTTCAATTGGCACCAGCATTTTTGAAACAAGCGGGTATTCTTCCAGAACGTTTTCCAGTTCCTTGTTGATCTCTGCTTCTGTTCCTTCGTAAATTGTGTTGCATTTCAGTTTTCCGCGTGGCAGTGTAGGACCCACATAAATTACTTTTGTAATTTCTTCCTGTTCTACTGTTGGAACCTGTGTTTTTGTTTCTTCCTGTACTTTTGTTTCTTCCTGTACTGTTGTGTTTTCCTGATCTACTTTTTTAGTAGCCATTAAAATTGACCTCCCTTTCTATTGTTGGTATTGAAAAGTTCGCTATCATTTCCCCGAAATAGTACGGTTCTGTATTATCCGGGTACACTACCGCTTCAAGTGGCTTTTGTACTTCAAATTGCTGCCCGATCACTCCTGTTGCCAGAAGTCTTTCCCTGATTCTTAAAAGAACATTTAAAACGTCGTATGCGCCCTGTTCTCCATCTTCTGAAAATGTCGCAACCACCATTCTTACTTGTGCGGTTGCTCCTGCTGGTTGTGACGGCTGTTTATCGTCCTCTAATTTCAGCAGTTGTAACAGCACGTATGGTATTCTTTGCGTTTTATCCTCTTTCTTTTTCAGGCGCATTTTGTGTACTTCTGCTGCCCGTTCCTTTTCTTCTCCCGGTTTTGTATTTGTTACTCTTACCTGCAATTTTATGTCTGAAATATTTTCTTCTACAAATTCAGCAAGTCTTTCAAGTAATATAATTGGTGTCATAAAAATTAACCTCCGCCCAGCAACCGTTCAATCTCATGTTCCAGACGTTCATTTACAAGTTTCTGTGCTTCTTCTTCCAGCGGTTCAATGATCTTTTCGTTTCCTACCATCTGCGCGGCAGCAAGTCCCATGATCTCTTCTACCGGGAAACGTGGTTTGCTTTCTCTTTCAAAGATTCCAAGGTGTCCGCTTGCCATTTGTGCGATAAAAGCGGACTGAAATGTTGTGCCGCCGCCTTTCATTACGCCCGCATTGACAAATTGCCCGGTTCCCGGTGTCTTTGGTGTTACATGAAATTTGTATAACGGAATTTTTACACCAGAAAAAGAAATGTACCCCACAAGGTTTCCTGCACTCGCTTTGCTTACTCTTGTGTTTGTAGCCGCGGACAGTGCAGCGCTTTGTACTGCATATACTTCTTTTACTTTCCGCATTGCTCCGGTCTTTACGCGGGACAGTCCACGGTTCAGAGCGTTTGCTGCTGCCCGTTCCGCACCTTTTGGCACATTTGCCAGAATCTTTTCTGCCCGTTCCATTCCTTCCACTGTTATTTCAATCATTCGTCATACGCTCCCAGTTCAAGCACTATTTCCCCGTCTTCGCACTCCGCGCTGTTGATATTGAACATTCGGTATCTTCCGCCGTCGTCAATATCAATCGTGTTTCCGCGTGTTGGGACAAAACCAAGGTCTGCAAGTGCTATATACGCCACGGCTTCAATTTTGTTAATTCCTTCGCCGTTGTCACCGTTTAGCTGTTTTCGTTCCATAGCGGTTTCATGGTCCAATATGACAGGGACCGTGTACGTTTCCCCGTCATATCGAATATCTTTGACAACTGCAAATTCTGCCGTGTTATGAAAAGTTTCCATGTCTTTTAATGCAGCTGTTTTGAAGTCCATTAAAGCACCTTTGCTACAAACCAACTGTCAACAGCGTGTGGAACGGCAAGTGGTGCAGAAGAAAGCTGCAAAAATCTTCTGTCCGGTTTGTGTTCAATCCATGTGTTAGGCACATACTTTCCTTCTACTGTAACGAACTTCTTTGAAGCGTCGTCCAGCTTTGTCACTGCGCCGTACAGCATAGAATAGTTTGCATTACTTGACAGCAGCGCAAGTGTTCCGTCTGGTACCATTGGATTGTTTACTGGTGCTTCCGGTGTAGTCCAGTCGTCAAGATACCATTCGTTATATGTGTAAATGTCCAGTCCCAGTTCCTGAATACTTCCCACATAAGTTACGCCATCCGGCAGTTGTCGTGGCTGAATAACTGCAAGCTGGTAGTTTCTTACATCAAGCATTTTTTGTACTTTCGGGTGTGCAATAAATGCTGTTGCTACATCATCTGCCATAATACACATATCGCAGTTTGTAAAACCTGTTTTCTGTACTGCCTTGTGCCAGCGTTTCAAGTCTGCGATCGGGTCTGAATTTTCATTGCTCCATTTCTTTGTTGCCGCAGAAATTGTTTCTGTATTTGTAAATTCAAAATCAATTTCTTCGTTCAATCCTTCACCGATAATTGGAATTTTTCCTGTAAAGATTGCCTGCGTACACATAAGTTCTTCGCGACGCGCAATCATATCCTGTAATTCCACGAAATCTGTTGCCAGTTTCTGTACCGCCCTTTCTGCTGGTGTCATTCCAGACACAAGACTTTCGCCCGGAAGTCTTGTCAGAAGATCGTCAACTGTTGTGATCTTGTCCGGTGCAACCAGTGGCGGTGTATAGCTTTTTGTTGTGTAGCCTTTGTTTGCTACTGTTTTACTTCCGATACGTGGGTGTACATATGGTGCAACCTGTCTGGAACCTTTTACAAAATCAATGTCAACTGCTTTTGTAGAAAATGTATCTTCGTGTTTGAAGAATGTATTTCTAAAAAACATATGTACTGGCGGGATGCTCAATACAACACGGTTCATGGTCCGTGGTTCGTAAATGCTTACTTCATTTGCCATTTCTGTTTTTTCCTCCTGTTATTTATCGTAAGAAAATAGATAATTTTCTTAAAATCGGTTTTAATGTTTCCGCTGTTACGCCGCTAGGGAATTTCACTCCCGTTGCAAAAAACTCACCTGTCATGTAATAAACTACTGGTGCGTCTTTTTCCGCCGCACTTGCAGTAATTCCGA